GAGCCAAATCTTCTAATTGTTCACCCTAATGTTGCTTACTACTTGTATCAGGTAGGAATGTTGACATTCTCTACCGCAGCACTAGCTGCTTCAGGGAACATCACCTGGGGTGGTGGTGGAGTTGGTGTTGGAGCCAGAGCTGTTGGTCAGTTTGCTGGTTGCGATGTCATCATTGACGAAGCTGTTAATACAGTTGCACCTGGTACTGGTGGTCATATCACTGAGTACTACTGCTACTTGATTAAAGGCGGCACAATTATGGAAGGTGTTCAGCAAGATCTAAGGATTGAAGCTGATCGCAACATCTTGTCTAAGCAGGATGTACTTTCTGTTGATTACCACACTGCGTATCATGTAATGGGTACTAAGTGGGTAGCTGCTGGTGACAACCCTAATAACAGTGACTTAGCTACTGCTAACAAGTGGTCAGCTACTTATAACGCTGATTTGATCCCTGCTGTTCAGATCACTGTTAACACACCACTTGATACTTCTACTATCTGATTTAGTATTGAGTCGGAAAGAAAGAACCCTCATCATTTATTTGGTGGGGGTTTTTTATGACGCTACAATAAAAACAATGTTCGAGAAATAAACGTGGCAGCAACTATTCACGCCACTTTGAAAGGTGAAAGTTCTAATAGTTATGTCACTTTGGCAGAAGCTAATAGTTACTTTGAGACTTCTCCTGATGATTCAACGTGGACAAACAAAACAGACGACCAGAAAAATAGAGCATTAATTTCTGCTTGCCGCTGGATCGACAGCCTTAATTTCTACGGTGATAGATGTGATGAATCACAAGCATTAAAATGGCCTAGAAGTAACTTTCAAGTTGATGATGTTGAGCTTGCTTGTACCTTAATTCCTGCAAAAATCAAGTATGCACAGTATGAGTTAGCCAGAGCACTTGCTAATGACACAGATGCAATGACTGGAAATAGTGGAACAGAGGGTGTTGCAAAAGAAGTCGAATTGGGTGAATTAAAGGTGAAATACAACGAAGCTAGTCTTGCTACTGGCAACGTGAACAATGTTTTTGACGTGTATCCTTGGCTTCAGTCCTATCTTGGTGCTTATTGTCTTGGTGGAGCTGGCGGCTATCAAGTACGGGTGGTAAGAGGTTAATTATGGCAAAAATTGATGATGTCTTTGGAAACGTACCAGCAAGCATCCTAAATACATGGGGCCAAGACTTAACCTACGTAAAAGTTGCAACCCCAAAGACCTACAATCCAACAACAGGTGCAGTAACAGGAACAGACACGAACGTAACTGTAAAAGGAGTAATCACATCCATAGCTTCCAACGAAGATGAAGGTTTGTATCAAACAACAGACGTAAAAATAATCATCGGAGCGTCAGAACTAGGAAACTATTACCCAACAGAATCGGATCGTATGCAATACCCCCAAGCAGGAGCTACTAAAGAAGGAAAAATCATCAATATTCAAACAGCTAGAGGAGACAACCCAATATTTCACACCCTCATAGTGAGGCCACAATAATGGCTAGAGACGTAAAATTTCTAACAGCAGACATCAGAAAAGCAGTATCTAAAGGAGGTCAAATGGCCTCTGTAAAAATATCTAATTCTCTATCCTCCGCAGGTCCACTTTGGACAGGTAAATTTTCTTCTGCTTGGCACTCTATCCCAGGTGAAAAACCTGTAACAGGAAAAGCTCGACAGCAAAGAGGCGGTAAGTACAGATACAAACCATCCCATGTAAAAACAAAAATAGTACCAAAAATAGCTACAAAGAGAGGGTCTAACTACCCTCTGTATCGAGTAGTAAATACCCTTGATTATGCAGATCAAGCACTAGATTTAGTACCGTTCAAGCCAACAGGAACAGTTCCTAAAAGACTTGGACCTATATTTGAAAAAGGAGAAAGACCTATAGGTGCGGAAAGGGGTTACTTAAACCCAGGGACAGGTCCAAATGTTATAACTGCCCCTCTGGATTGGTATAGAACTTACGCATCAGCAAAACTTAAAAAAGATGTACAGATAGGATTTAGTGCAGGACTTAGTATGGTCAGTAAGAATCCAGCTACACGAATATGAATTATCAAAAAATAAGGGCAGCAGTAGAGAATCCTTTGTTAACAGCCTATGGAGCGTTATCTCCTGCTATCCCAGTATTCTTCGACAACATCAGTGCTTCTCCAGCTAACGCAACATCAGAACATGTCATCGTTAACATTACTTTCGGTGTAACGAACGAGCCAACGCTTGACTCCAGTATTGATAATGCTAGAGGAGCAGTCGTGGTCCGTGCATTTACAGAAAAAGGGCAAGGACCAGCAAGAAATCAGACGTTACTTACTACTGCTGTAGGTGTTTTAGAGACACTAAATGACACAGCAAAGACAAATTCAGGAGTATTTTTTAGAGTAGGCCAAATTGAAGGACCAAGTTTTTCATCTATAGATAATTCACCGCTTTTTGTGGGCACAATCGACACTTCTTATGTCGCAACAGTTTTAAGTTAAGAGATTACACGCTAATCTATAAGTAAATTTTCTAAGCAGCCTCATGGCCGTTACTGTTCTATCGGGCACATCAGGTGCTCTCTACTATAAACCTGCTGGTACGACAGGTACATTTAGCCCTGCTGATGTCACCATTGGAACAGAGACAATGGTAGTTCAAACTTACTTAAACTTAAAAGTAGGAGATCCAGTCAAGTTCCAAGTAGTAGATAGCTCTTCTGGTGGTTCAGGAACAGGAACTTTACCTGCTGGTTTAACTGCTGGAACAACTTATTACGTTAGTGCTTATACAGCTACAACTGGAGCGTTAAAAGTATCAGCAACAAATGGTGGTTCTGATGTAAACCTAACTGACGTTGGAACAGCAGCAGCTCCTAATGAATTTCAAGTTTATTACAACGACTTCGCTGCTATTGGGCAAGTAAGAGAGTGGACTTTCGAAATTGAAAGAGCTGAGATTGATGTAACAACAATTGGTCAGGCTCCTGGTCAATACGTTCCATTTAGAAAGTACATTGCTGGATTTGGTGATGGTTCTGGTACTGCTTCTACATATATGACAAACGAAGACGCAGCTCTATCAAACAGACTGGTAGAAGACGTTCTTCAACGTCAGCAAGTCGGTGCAGCGTTCAAACTTTATACAGACCGTGTATTTAGTGGTGGATCTGTTAGTGACACTCTTAGTCGCTCAATCAGCTTTGATGCAACACTAACTTCTGCAAGTTTCAGCGTTAACCCTGACGATGCTCAAGAAGTATCAGTTAACTTCCGTCCAGCAGGAGTTCCCACATTCGACTTAAGTTCTACATAATAGTAACGGAATCGGAATGTTCCACTAACCCTGCTTCTTGCAGGGTTTTTTATTGACTATTGAGCTATAGTAATAGCACATAAATTTTTATTATGGCAACGAGTTCCAGATCGCTACGGGCTATAGACCGTCTAAAAAAGGCTGCAAATTTAGAACCAACAAAGAAAGAAGTAGAACTATCTGATGGAACGGTCTTTGAAATGTGGATAACTCCGCTAACAATGGCAGAAAGAGAAAGAGCACTAAAAGGGGCCAAATCTGATGATGCAAACGAGTTTGCCCTTCGTCTACTAATGACTAAGGCTCAAGATGAAAATGGTCAAAGACTTTTCACAATGGGTGAAATAGACGTACTAAAAAACGAAGTCAGAGACTCAGATCTACAGGCTTTAATGCTTGCAATTGTTTCTGAGGAGGAAGAGCCAATTGACCCAAAAGACTAAGTGAAGAGTTGCGAAGAGATAATTTAATGATGCTTCAATTCGGCATCGCTAAAGAGTTAGGAAAATCCTTAACAGAAATTAGAAGTATGACAGTAGAGGAAATTATTGCGTGGAGTGCGTACTTCCAAATTTTGAACGAAGACCAAGAAAAGGAGTTCAAAAAAGCTAAACGAGGCGTTTAGGATTAAACTAAGGCATCATTAGGTGGAATAACAGTGGCTTCGTATGATGCTCTAATAAATTTAAGGGTAAAAGGATTAAATGACTTAAATAAGATTGATAGTGCAATTAATGGAATAACAAAGGGAGCAAAGGAAACAACAAAAACAGTTAAAGGAGCAAATAAAGTACTAATGAGCCAGGGTTTGGCTCTTAGAAATTTAGCTAAGAGACAAAATACTTTAGTAGAAAAATTTCATCGAGTAACGGGTAAAAGTAAGGGAGGCACTATGGCTTCCTTTTTATTACCTGATTCTAGGATGCTTAATGCTTCCAAAAGAAAGATACAAGAATTAGTAACTGACCAACAAAAGCATATAAACAAAGTCGCTCAAGCTAGACAAAATGCACAAAAAAGGGCACTTGATGGAGAAAAAAGAATAAAGATTGAGAACCGAGCTGTTGCACGATCTAAAGCAGCAGCAGATAGAGCAGAGATAAAAAGATTGGAGGCAATAATAAAGTTAAGAACACTTGCTGCTCAAGCTGGTCGTGTAGGAAGAAAGTTAGGAGATGTACTTGCACCGCCAGAATTAAAGACAAGAGGCAAGGGAGGAAAGATGCTTGCTTTGCCTAGTGCAGAAATGAGGGCAGGTGCTCCAGGTGCTTTTCAAAATGCTCCTGGTTTTAGAGGAACCAAGCAAGCTCCTACAGCAAAAGGAAGAGGAAGTGGTGCTTTACAAAGTGCCTTAATTAGTGGTGCGTTTCCATTATTGTTTGGACAAGGACCAATAGGGGGTGCTGCTGGTTTTGCTGGTGGCTTCGTTGGAAGCAAGATGGGTGGTCAAATGGGAGGATTTGCAGGAGGTCTTGTTGCTACTGCTGCTCTTCAAACTATTCAAAATACTATTTCCGCAATATCACAACTTGGTCAAGCACTAAATCCATTTACTGCTGACGTAGGAAAACTTACACAAGCTTTAGGACTTGCTGGAACAGCAGAAGGAGCAAGAATAAAAGCTATAGAAGTTTTATCTGGAAAGCAAGCTGCATTAGCAGAAGCTACAAAATTACTAAACCAAAGAATAGGTGTTGCTGGTACAGAAGCTTTGAAAAAATTTGGTCAAGATATGCAAGGTGTAGGCAATGAGTTTGCTGAATTGATGACGAGATTAAGTTCAGTAATTGCAGACTTAGTTAATGAAAGTGGGTTATTAGAATTTACAAATAATATATTAAAATTTACTAATAACGTAGATACTGATGTACTGAAAAAGGTTGCACTTATTCTTGGAGAAATAGGAAAAATAGCTACAGGAATGGGACCACTAGATAAGCTTATGAAAGTAATACCTGGAGTTTTATTTGGAGGAGTACAAAAAGGAGGCCCGTTAGACAAGAAAGTACCAACTAAGAAAATTACTGTAGAAGGAGATAGAACGAGTATGCTCGCAGATCAATTTCTTGGTAAAGAAACAGAAAAACGTGTAGACGAATTAGCTATTTTAAAACAAACAATAAGCGGCGGTAAAGAGCTTGGTAACATAGAAAAAATGAAAGTTGATTTAAAAAATAAGTTAAAAGCTCTTAATATTGATATTAATAACGTAGATAAGGATAGTTTAGATACGGCATTAAAAGGTTTAAGTGCTCAAGATAAACAAATAGACGCATATAAGAGACAGCTTGCTTTAGCACAACAAATAAAAGATGTTTTAGCTGAAGGTATGTCAAGTGCTATTGAAGGTTTAATTACTGGGACAAAATCGTTAAGTGAATCTTTGAGTCAAGTATTAAGGCAGTTTGGAAGCCTACTTCTTAGGACAGGTATTTCAAATATGATGGGAGGTTTAAATTTTGGGAGTTTCTTTGGAAAAGGTATAGGAGGAAGTGCAGAGGGTAATTATTTAGCGAATGGTATTAGGCCGTTTGCTTCTGGTGGAATGGTTACACGACCCACAATGGGTCTTGTGGGAGAAGCAGGAGAAGATGAGTACGTCATACCAGCCTCTAAGATGGCTCAGTCAATGCAACGGTATTCTTCAGGAGCCAGGGGCCAATCAGTAATACCTGGCACAGGTGCATCCTCATCAGGAGGAGCATCTGGTTCGTCAACAACTGTTAACTACTCTGGCCCAATATTGAACTTTAACTCTGAAGAATTTGTTCCTAAATCTGCTATAGGTCAAATTATTAATTCAGCAGCATCTAAGGGTGCAGCAGCAGGAGAATCTAGAACAATGTCTACTCTGCGAAATAGCAGAGGAGCTAGAGCAAGGATAGGAATGTAATGTCAGTTGTTGCTTTAACTGCTTTCCTTACTGTTTATAAAACAGACGGTTCAGAACTTAAATTCCAAAATGGAAAACACACTGCTGTTGCTGGTCATAACTATTTGTCTTTCCTTTATCAAGGAGCAGCAATGAATAGATCAGGAGACAATTTAGAAGCTTCTCTTGTTCTTGCTAATAACTCATTAAGCATGAATCATGTAAAAGAATTTGTAGATAATAAGTATTCAATAGAAGTAGAAACATTTTTAATGACAACAGATTTTAATAAAGATACGTCTGCTGCTAATGGGGGAAAGATAAGCGGTGAACTGTGGTTAGCTGCTGGTATGCGTTATGACTCTCAATCAATTGAGTTAATTTTATCTAGTGCTATTGATGCTGTTGGCGCAAACGCTCCACAGCAAACTTTGACAAAAGCAAGGTGTTCTCATCTTCCTTTAACTGGCTCATTGCAAAATCTTTGAAGCCTTACGAATTAATAGGTCTTGAGTATCGTTTAGGGTCTGATCCTGCAAAACATGGCACTGGAGATTGCTTGTCTTTGGTTCGTACAGTATTAGGTCACTACGGTTTCACTGTTCCTAAAGGAGAGCGTGATTGGTATCGAAGATTAAAGAGAAAAGACTATAGTATCTTTTTTGAAGAATTAAATAGGTGGGGAGTTGAATCACCCCCTAAACTAGGAACAATTGGTCTTTGCAAATCAGATGATGCTTTGTATATGGCTGCGTTTTATGAGGAAGGATGGCTGAGTTACCAAAAAACATTAGGAAAGTCGGTGGTGAAATGGTTGCCGCTAGAAGCCCTTTCACTCGCAGGGTGCTACTTCCAACGGAAGCCGATCTCTGTAATGCCCTTGGAATAACAGAGGAAGAATATTTTCAATTTTTAGAAGGTGTAGCAGCAAAAGTAAAGGAACAACCTGAAGCGTATGGCTTAGTTCCTGGAATTTTTGCTGGACCTGGAGCAGGTGCTCTTGCTCTTTATCAAACAGTTGGAGGTGTAACAAGCTTAACTTTTCTTGGTCAAGTTGCTGTTGGTGTTGCTTTAACTGCTGCAAGTGTTTTGTTAGCACCAAAGCCTCCAAGTATGAGGCAAGGTACACAAGAAAGAACAGCAGATATAGGTGGTACTAAGAAGTTTGCACCGCAATTTAGTTTTAATAGTGTTCAAGATTTAGCAAACTTAGGAGATTTAATACCTCTTGTTTTTACTAATCGCCAATTAATAGATGGTATTACTTATGGGGGTATTCGTGTTAATTCACAGCTTCTTTGGTCGCAAATGGTTAGCTTGGGCAGCTATCAACAATTAAAAATACTTGCCTTGTTTTCTTTAGGTGAAATAGCTAAAAGACCAGATTTAAAGGGTTACGCAATTGGAGATTTGTTGTTAGAAAATTATCATGCAGAAAAGATCTACAAGCTTATTTATTCAAATGATGGATATGGACATTCAGGAGAAAATATTCCTTTTTTAAGAGATGGTGGAATTATTCCTAATAATATTTTTAAAGTTGATGATAAAAGACATTTCTCTGGAACAAGAAACCCAACAACACAAGCAACATTTGGATTAAGCAATCCAATGCCTAATGCTACTGCTTATAAATTGCCCTATCAATTAGTTAGAACCCCTAGCAATACAGACACAGATGAGTACAGACCAGCAGGAAGAATAACGTACAAGAAGAGAAGGAAACTGCTTGGTGCGTGGCCTATGAGAGCAGGTTTTGTTAATTCTGGAAATAGTTCTCAGCAGGCAGGTAATAGTGATGCAACCCTTGGAGGTTTCTTGACATACCAGATAGTAGGTAGCGGAAGACTTGGTTTATATGAAGGTATTGGGTATCAGCAAGACAGTAGTGATGTAAGGCTAACAATGGACCCTCATGGGGTTGAAGATATTAACTCTGCAACCAAAACAGTTAGAGAGGCTACTGATTCATATCTTGCAATAGGCGAGCAATATATGGCTGGCTCAACTTTATTAACTTGTACGCAAATATTGGAAGATAATTTGCCTGTAAATGGAAGACCGTGGGATGGAACAAAAATCAGATCAGCTAGTTTTAAAGTAATAGAAACTGGGAGATATGAATCAGTTGACGATCCTAATAGTGGATTAGGACCACATTGCGGCAACCCTTATTGGGATACAAATGGAGACTTTTTTACAGTAAGACCTGGAAGATTAGATACAGATGACCATTTTTATTATGAACAAAATTTCAATGACATATTTAATCCAAATAGTCGGTATGCACTCCAAAAAGCTACTTTAGGAACTATTTCTAATAACAGAAAATGTCACATTACTGAGATAGGGATTAAGTCAAAAGTATTTAAAGAGATTCAATTTGCAAATGTAAATAGTAAACCTACAGAAGAAAAGATTTATGAAATTTATGATCATAATTCTTCACTTACATTAGGTAATATAAATAAATTTATTACTAGATATAGTTTCTTTAAACTACAAGTTAGAAAGGTAGGGCAGGATACTTGGAACTGGTTGAAACCTAGTGCAAATACTAATGTTCATACTGGTTTGTTTTGTGTAAGAGGTAATACTCCAGAATTTCAATATAACTATATAAGAATAGATCAACCAACTTTAGACCAGTACGAATATAGATTTTTTCCTTGGCCTGGTGCTGCTGTTGTTAAAGAAGTACAAGCTTATGAAGCAAGACAAAGGCACAATCCTATTAATGCTATTGTTTTAAATTCCAATGGTGCAAGGACAGCAGGATCTATAGATAAATTTACTTGTACTGTAAATGGAGAAGATTTTGTTGTTCAATTTGCAGGAGATAAAAACTATGTGCTGACTAAACAAAAATTAAGCAATATCGAGTGGAATTTAGGTTCACCAGACGAAGTAAAAGTAGGAAACGCTTATTATCAAGTCACTGGGTTCCAAACAACTCACGATGGAAGTAGAAATGATTATTCAATAATCAATTTACCAATAGCAAGATCAAGCGTACCAATATTTACTAATAAACTTTATTACCCTGGGTTTGGTGGATACCCTTCAAACTGGCAATCAATGGGGGATAGTGCTCCTAATCATACGGTAATTGTTAGGTTTGATAATACTCCATCAGCAGGTTATACAACATGGTCTTTATACATTAATAAAGCTGACGTAACAAAAAATATTGAAGAGCTTGATGGTCCTAAGTGGGGAAGGTCACAGATTAAAGAACCAGGTGATAATAGTCCTGTTGAATTTCATTACACAACAATACATCCTGTAACTGGTAGACCTGACAGAGGTGGAAAATTTTTCCCTGGTACAAATCAAACGGCTAACTTATATGGAGTTTCAAAAGAAGAACAAACAGCATTAACAGCAACTCCTTATTTCCAAGGAGAGGTAGAGGTTGAAACAGATGAGGATGATGGTTCAGGTTTAAAAGCTAATGTTGTTGTTTATTCTCTTGGTGTTGAGTGGTATGCAGAATGGTCATTAAGTGATGTAGGACAAGGTTATTCAAACAATCAAACTGTTTATATAGATAAAGACGATATTTTTCCTAGCGAAATTATTAATGCTGGATATGGAGATATAACATTTAAAGTAGATGTTAATACGTCTTCTTCTGATATTTATAGTGATGAAATTGGATCTGCTGAATTAAATCCTTATGATGCTGCTTCTGATTTTTGGCAGTATGAAGGTGACAGATCAAGTCATTTAGACGGACCAGAACATCAGATCACATACTGTAATGAAATTGTAGAAACAGAAGGGGATAGAAGAGAAGGAGAACCAGCGACTTATGAAAAACTAGCTTACGCAGGATTAAGGATTAATAGCTCAAAAGAATGGACAAACTTCAGTCAGTTTTCTGCTTATTTTAAAGAAGGAGTAAAGGTTAAAAGTTTGATAGATGGAACTCGAAAGGCAACAAGTTTATTTCCTGAAATTGCTTATGCCTTGTTAACAGATAAAACGCTAGGAGCTGGAGCAGTTATTAGTGAATCTTCTGTTGATGATGTAAATATGACAGTTGCAGCAGAGTTTTGCAAGGCAAACAACCTTTTCTGGGACGGAATGGTTGCAGATCGAGTAAATCTAAGAGAATTTATTTATCAACAAGCTCTTTACTGTTTATTAGATTTTACGATTATTGGAGGAAAGTTTAGCTTATATCCTGCTGTTCCTTTTGATCCTAATACGTTTGAAATTGATTTAGATGGGCCACATTCAAAGCCAAAAATCAAAGCAATGTTTACTGATGGAAATATCAGTGACTTAAGTGTTTCTTTCTTATCTCCAGAAGACAGGCAAGCTTTCAAAGCAAATGTTCTTTATCGTCAAGAACAAGAGAATGGATTCCCTGAAAGAAAATCTGCTGTTATTCAATTAGCTGAAGAAAAAGATGCCAATGGAAATGTTTTAGTTTCACATGTAGACGATCCATTAGAAACTTTTGATTTAAGCGGTTTTTGCACTAGCCGTGCAGCAGCAGTTCTGTTTGCAAAATACACCTTAGTTTTAAGAAAACACTTAGATCACACCGTAAGTTTTAAAACAGCCCCTCATTACATTAATGGGGTTAGACCTGGTGACTACATCAGGGTTTTTTCAACAACACAGCACGTTCAACGATTTAACAATGGGGCAATTCTTGAAGATGGAACTGTCGTAAGTAAAGACACCATTAGCGGTAGCAAGAATTTCTACTATTGGAATCCGTCAACAATAGTGGCTGGCGAAATAATGCCAGTAACAGAAGCCACAGTAGATTTTTCCAACACAAATGCTGTTAAAGCTTTTGCTGGTTCGTTATTTACGATCAAAGAAGAAGAAGCATCTGATCAGTGCTACAAAGTAGAAAGTATTACTTTTGGAGATGACGGCCTTGTGCAATTAACTGGTTCGTACGCAGAATTAACAGCAGACGGTAAACTAGCAATGTTACAAAATTGGTCTAATTCAAATACTTTGATCTTTACTGAAGGGGATTAATGGCAACTGCAAGAGCTTTTCCAAGCATTAAACCAACTTCCAGAAGTTACACCCCTGGAAATTATCCAAGTACTAGCTTTGAATCGTTAGACGGTACAAAGACACATATTCGTTATGGAAATAAAAGAGTTAATGCAACTTTGAGCCTTGGCTTTTCAAATATTACTGATGCTGATGCTGCTTTGATTTTGGCTAATTATGAAGATGTAAATTCTGATTGGGATTATGTAACTTTTGCTTCTGCAAGTGGAACAGCAGGAGTAGGTAGTACAAGCCTTTCTAATTATTTTAAAGAGGATGGATCAGGGTTAAAGTGGCGTTATTCTGGGCCTCCTTCTGTTACAAGTACCTTTAAAGGTATGAGCAATGTGAGCTGTAGTTTTGTTGCTTGTTTGGATGCACCCATATAATAAGAACAACGTATTGATTTTTTAGGTCGTGGCTTTTTATAGCGGAAAAGACGGACAACTTTTAATTGCAGGTGACAAGGCTGCAAAAGTTCAGTCTTGGTCTTATTCAAGTTCACAAGCTGTTCTTGAAACAACTTCTTTAGAAGACACAGATAGAACCATCGTTCCTGGTGTTAGAAGTTATAGCGGCAGTGCAAGGTTGTTCTACTATCAAACAGCCAACAACACGACTGGAGATGTAACAACACTTTTAAGGAAAAGTATTAAGGCTGTTACAAGTACAAATGCAGGGGAAGAAGGAAAAGCTGCTGAAGCAGATGCTCCTTTTGCTTTAAAATTAAATATTTATGATGATGGGACAAATAGCAGATCTATCACATTCAATATCTATGTAACAGGTGTTTCGATGAATAGTGCTGTTGGTGAAGTTTTAAGTGCTGACATTAGTTGGGAAGCTAACGGAGCACCTACAGAAGTCACAATGTAAATCATGGGTGTTTATTTTGGTCAATCGGGTGAGATAGCCCTAAAGAGAGATGCACTGCAATCTGACTTGAGGACACAGTTAGATCCTTCTGATGTAAATACTTCAACAAAGAGATTTAGTGTTGACCATAGTTCTGGGTCTTTGTTGTCTGGGGATCAAGTGGAAATAGCTACGGCAAATAATTCACCTTTAAAACTCGTTGATGGACATATTGATCCTGCTACAAGTGATTATTATCCAGATGGAAAATGGTTTATACATGTTGATCCAGTAGGTGGTATTCGTTTGTATGACACATTTTCTAAGGCAATTGAAGGCTTGACCTCAACAGCGTTGACTCTTGTTGCACCTACTTCTAAGCAGGATATTTTAATTCGTACAAGAAACGAAAGGTTTAGGCACGTTGCCAATGTTCGAGATTTTGAGATGACAACAAGTAGGGAACAAGTTGATTTAACAAACCTTGGAGATGAATTTAGAAATCAATATGAGGCTGGATTAATTAGCGGCCAAGGAACAATGACCTGCATTTGGGAGCATAGTTATGACACAGGAAATAGAAAAAACGAATACGGAGCCGAGTCGGAATTTCCTTTTTATCTTGCTCAATTAATTGTTAGAACACAGCAAGGATCAGATTTTGATGGTTTGTTCTATCTCTACCGTGACGGTAATAATGCTAAAAATAATGTCTTTTACGAAGCGAATTGCATCATTACAAATGTTGCTGTGAGTGTTACTCCAGCGGAAGTTATTGAGACTAGAGTTGAATTTATAACAAATGGAGTTATTCGATTAAAGACAGGTGACACACCTGGTTATCTATTACAAGAAGATCTAAATAAGGTTCTTCAGGAAGATGAAAGTCCCATATTGCTCGAACAGGTTTAAACTATTGCTAACGGTTTTTAGTTAGGAGTCAATGGCTGATCTAAAGATAACTGGATTAGATGCTTTAGCAGAAGCCTCGATCCAGTCGACTGATGTTCTTGCAATTGCAGATATTAGTGCTAGCGAGACAAAAAAGGTAACTGTTAAAGACTTAGTTGCAGCAGCAGCACAGTTTTTAGATACAGGAGATATTCCAGCAGCAAAAGTAGGTTCAGGTATATCGGCGGGAAGTTTAGCGGATGGATCTGTTACTAATGTAAAACTAGCTAACGACAGTGTTTCTTTTGGTGGTGTTTCTGTTGATCTAGGAGCTGCTGATGCTACACCTGCCTTTAATCTTTCTGATGCAACAGCCTACCCAACATCTGCTTTAGTCGGAACAATAACAAATGCACAGTTAGCAGGTTCAATTGCAAATGCTAAATTAGCAAATTCTTCTGTAAGTTTAGGAGGAATTACTGTTGCTTTAGGCGCTTCAGATGCTACTCCTGCTTTTGATTTAACAGACGCTACAAGTTATAAAACTACTAATTTAGTTGGTACGATAACAAATGCACAATTAGCGGGATCTATTGATGTATCTAAACTTGTAGGGTCTAATGTTAATTTTGGAGGAGTAACAGTAGCGCTTGGAGGTTCTGATACTACACCAGCTTTCAACTTAAGTGATGCAACAAATTACCCTACTTCAGCATTAGTCGGAACGATCACTAATGCACAATTAGCAGGAAGTATTGCTAATACAAAATTAGTAGCAAATAGCATAACAGCGAATGAACTAGCAGCAAACTCTGTAACAGATTCGGAACTTGCAAATTTATCTGTTGCTACTGGGTCTGTTCAAGATGGAGCAATTACAAACGATAAGGTTCAGACATCTACCAACTCTTCAACAGGTCTAGACGGTGCAACGAAGATAAGGGATGCAACTATTACACCAGCCAAGTTAAACACTTCAAATCTTGATCGTTCCATCAATGTTGCTAGTGGCAATCTTGGAATAAACAATGCCGTTACTGCCGCTACTCGTTCAGGAATCTCATATAACGCTCAAGGATTGATTACTGGGACTGTTGCTCTTGCTGCTGCTGATCTTCCTGTTGCAACTTCTAGTGCTGTTGGTGGCGTTTCTGTTGGGACTGGGTTAAGTGTTAACGGTTCAGGTGTTTTATCTTTATCAAACAGCGTAACTGGTGCAACTGTTTCTGGGATTACATTTTCAAATACTGGTCAAATTACTGCTGCCACAGCTTTAGTCGCAGGAGACCTCCCAGTATCAACTACGAGTGCAAAAGGAGCCGTACAAATTACATCTGGAGGAGGTTTAACTGTTGATGGATCGGGAAATCTCACGACTTCAACGAGTGGAATTAGTGCTGGAACGTATCAATCAATCACTGTAAATAATAAAGGTGTAGCAACAGCAGGTGCAGCATTAACTGAAGCGTTAATTCCAGTACTTCCTGCTAGCAAAATAACAAGTGGAAGTTTTGATGCTGCAAGAATAGCCAACGATTCTATCACTGGAGATAAATTATCAAATGATTCAGTAGCGGTATTCCAATCAATTGCACAGGCTGGTTATCCCACTGCAAAATTCTCAGGCCAAATTCTATTTGATACTGTTTCTGAGGATGCGTTCATCTGGGACGGCAACGCTTGGCAAGCAATAACGACACTTACAAAAGGAAGTCTTGTTTTTGGTGGAACCTATAACGCAAATACGAGTCAGATGGTTGCAACAACCTCGGCTGGTATTGCGGCTGGTTTATCAGTTGGATCCAACTTGCCTACAGCTAGTGCTACTACTGATGGTGTTTATGTTGTAGTTTCTACCTCTGGAACTCCAAGTTCTCCAGCTCCAGCTATCGCTTTTGCTCCACCTGATTACATTTTAGGGGTGACAAATAGTGCTGGTTCGTCATGGAACGAAGTCGATCTTTCACAGACAGTTGCAGGTCAGGTTGCAAGCAATATTACCTTCACACCTTATGGGCAAATTAGTTCAACTAATGTTCAAGATGCGATACAGGAACTTGAAACAGAGAAGTTAGCACTTACAGGCGGTACTGTCACAGGTCAGGTGCTAATTGGTAATACTGGAAGCCTCGTATTTGAAGGGTCTACGATTGATGCTTATGAGACAACATTAACAGTTGCAGATCCAACATCATCAGATAAAACTATTACTTTTCCAGACACAACTGGAACAGTAATAACAACTGGAGATACTGGAACTGTTACGGGAACGATGCTTGCTAATGGCACAATCCAGAACGTAGATGTACACGCTGATGCTGCAATTGCATTTACTAAATTAGCTGATTTAACTTCTGCTCAAATCCTTGTTGGTAACGGGTCGAATGAGGTTACAGCAGTTGCAGTTACAGGAGATATAAGCATAAATAATGCAGGACTTACAGCTATTGTTGCTGGAGTCATTGTTGATGCTGATATATCTGGATCGGCTGCAATTACAGGATCAAAGATTTCTACTGGAACGACAAGTGCTGTTGGTGTTCTTCAGTTAACAGATAGTGCAACATCAACTTCTGCTACTACGGCTGCTACTCCTGCTGCTGTAAAGATTGCGAAAGATGCTGCTGATGCTGCTGCTACAACAGCTAATGCTGCTTTGCCTAAAGCTGGTGGCACGATGACAGGCAACTTAATTCTTGATAATGCAAAAGAATTAAGGCTAAGTGAGGCTGATGGTGATGGAGCGAATTACACAGGATTAAAAGCACAAGCTCAGTCAGGAGATATAACACTTACTCTTCCAGCCGTTGCTCCTACTGCTGGTCAAGTTCTTAAAGCTAATGCGTCAACACCTACGACTTTGGAGTGGGGAACTGATAGTGCAACTGATAACACTAAGATGCCACTTGCGGGAGGAACATTCACTAATGACGTAACATTTACGGGAGATAGTAGTAATGGGTTATGGGATAAGTCACAGTCAGCGTTCGTAGCCAACCTAATTGGAAATGTAACTGGAAATGCTTCAGGTTCTTCAGGCTCATGTACTGGCAACGCTGCCACTGCAACGGCTCTAGCTAGTGCAAGAACAATTGGGGGAACAAGTTTTGATGGAACAGCAGATATAGCCGTAGCTCTATCAACAACTGCTACAAACGTAACGGTTGCTGATGAGTCATCTGATACGACTTGCTTCCCACTATTTGCGACTGCTGCAACAGGTAATCTAGGAGCCAAATCAGGAAGTAATTTAACCTTTAACTCTAGCTCTGGAGCGTTAACAGCTACCTCCTTTGTTGGTGCGTTAACTGGAAACGTTACGGGTACGGCTTCTGGAAATGCTGTCCTAACAGGTTCAACAAATAACACGATTGCAACGGTTACAGGAACTAATGCTTTAACTGGTGAAGCTAATCTTACTTTTGATGGTACTAGCCTTGTTGCAGAGACAACAATTCAAGTTCAAGGTGGGTCAGGGGATACACTCTTAAAACTCCATAGAACTAATGCGGCTGGATCTAATGGAAATAATTTTGGGGCTATAAAATGGACGGATAATAATAGTAATGAAGTTGCAAGTATAAGAGGTCAAAGATCAACGGCAGTTGATGACGCAGATATTACTTTCTTAACTCGTGCCACAGGGGGATCAGCAACCGAACGGATGCGGATTGATAGTTCGGGAAAAGTAGGTATAGGTACTACAAACCCAGGTGGTTTTGATAAATTTGGTGTTAAAGGTACGGGTAACGTAATTGCGGCAGAAGCAGCATCTGGAGCTGTCGGTATAGGACTTTATGAAAATGGTACGGGTAGATTCTACATTAAATCATTAAATGGTAGTGATGGTCTGGCTTTTGTTGACGCTGACAATTCCACCGAACGGATGCGGATTGATAGTACGGGAAATGTTGGTATAGGAACGACACCAACCAAATTACTACATTTATCTGGTAGTTCTTCTCCTACATTGAAAATAAGTGCTAGTGATAATAGTCCCACAATATTTGTTGGAGATGCTAACCGTACTTCGGATGGTCAACATTTAGCAGAGTTTCGAGGGGATTGGAATGGAACTAATGTGGCAAGATTAGTTTTTCAAGCTGGTAATGATGCACAGAATAAAGACAATGGGCAAATCGTACTTTATACAGCAGCAGCAGGTACGACAACAGAAGCATTAAGGATTACTGAAGACCAAAACGCCACGTTTGCTGGAACGGTATCAGACAGCAAAGGCAACCTGCGTTCTATACCTTTAGTCGGTCCTAAATCTGCTGCTTATACATTGATTGCTTCTGACGCTGGTAAACACGTAAGAACAAACTCTAATATTGAAGTTCCAGCGAATACGCTAAGTGAAGGTGATGCCGTGACGATACTTAATGCTAGTGGTAGTGAGATAACAATTACACAAGGATCAGGACAAGGTTTGTATAACTCTGCAACTGCTGTTTCAGGAAATAAAAAACTAGCTGGACGTGGAATGGCGACTATTTTATTTAGTGCTTCTGGAAACAATGCTTATATATCTGGTGCGGGTCTTTCAGATGCCTAATCAATTACACCTACTAACTAACACACAACACGGAGATTAATTATGAGTCCTATTCAACAAATGTTTTTAGGTGCGGGTGGTGCAGTTGCTACGAAGACCTACGTTGAC